AATCTTTTGTGGATTTCTAGCATATGACTCCGCTGATACCTTTGCGAACTTAGATGGAAATGTATTTCTCAACCCTTCAGCCGAATAGTTCAGATTCTCAACCAGTGTTTTAAAGTTATTAGACTCAACAGACAAGTTACCAAAGAACATAGAAATACGATACGTAGTTGTAATATCATATTTCTTCATATATGGCCATAGTACTGAATGCCAATCTGATGCATTACTCAGACCGAAAATCTTTTGTAGATGGTCTACTGTTAATTCAACAGGAATATTTTCCGCGCTCATTATTTTTTCCTCAAGTTAGCAGTATCTGGGAATGAAGCTCCAATCAAAGACGATCTAGCATATGATGTTCTTGTGACCTCACCGCCGTTTTGAGAAGCCTTATTCTTTGAAGACTGGTTACCACCCACTGCGTAGATGCGTCCATTCTTTTCATATTCGCAGAAGAATACGTGCCCAGAACTAGCACCACGATTACCAGCAATGACACATATTGATCCAGGAGGTATTGGTTTTTGGTTTAGAACATTTTTACCGTATTTCACGTATGAACGCGCTGCTGCTGAACCAGAACCTTTGATACCAACTTGGTTCAAACACCAACCAATAAAGGAAGCGCACCATGGAGTTTCACCTCCCCATTTAGATGAACCGCCACCTTTAGCGTGGTATTGTCTGATCTGATTAGGATGATCTCGCTCATTCTTACCCAGTTCACCAATGGCCACTTTCAACCAAGGGTAGTTCGCTAACTCTTCAGGGCTAATTTGGGTTTCAGTGCCTTTGGTAGAGCCGTCAATATCGCCTTCAATTGCATTAGCGTCTTTAGCTGCATAAACATCCGAAGACGTTACAATACCTCTAGCTAATGGGTTAACATCATGATCGGTACCATTTGGAAAAGGCATAGCCGTATCTGTGAGATTTTGACGTTGACCAGCTATGGTGAATTGAACTTCCCATTCTTGGTAATCATTCTCGCTTTTTGGTCTTAGTCTGACCATTGAGCCTTCGAGAAGCCCTAATGGAGCAGCGCCTAGACCTGATACAAATGGATTAGTTGCAGGTACAGCAATAGAACACCAAGGTAATTTTTCTTTTGGAACTTCTGCTGTGTTCAATGAATGTATACCAAATATGCGTACGCGCACCCGACCTGTTTCAGTTGGATCCATTAGGTCTTCAACGATGCCCACATAATCGCCGCAATATAACGGTCTTGATATTTGAGACATAAAAAAGCCCGATTGATAAATTCTCTATTGAGATATTTATCAATCAGGCAAAATAAAAGGGGCTGATGCCCCTAGTATTATTTTAAGTGTGGCCCAAATAAATCCATTTTGATAAGCATTTGTTTGTACGCTTCAATCATCTCGCCTGTAAATGGATAGTAGCATGATTTTATATATTCAGACACTTCAGATAAAGTTTCAAAATGAATAGCGTCACCGCCATCACAAGCTTCAATGCTTGATTCATTAACTTCGTATAACCCGCCAGCTGAATCAACAGACTTATCAAAAGCAACATAGATCCAACGATCACCTTTGATGTAATTTAAAGCAGGAAGACCACTTAATGAATGATCTTTAGAAGTCATATGGATTTCTTGTGTGAAATTTTCGATGATGATATCTTGTTTAGTCATTTGATTTACTCCGTTGAGTGTTATTGAATTTCATAGTATCATTATAACTTCTTTCCAATTAAAAGTAAAGGAATATTTCCCGAATTCCAAACGGTAGTCTGGAACCCATTATTTTGGTATTAAAAAGCCCTGTACTAGACAGGGCTTAAAATTACATTTCTATAATTTTATGATGTTGATTTTGCTGCTTCAGCTTCAGCCTTTTTCTTAGCTGCGCGCTCTTTTGCTGCTAAAGACATTTGGACGCGTTTCTTAATTTCAACATCAGAAAGGTCTTTATACTTTGGATTCAATTTTGCTTCTGCAAAAGCAGCATCGAACGGATCAGTATAGCCATTTTGTTCTACAATTTGATCTGACACTTCTTGCACCGTGCGTTCATCATCAGTATTTGGGAACGCTAGTTCTTTTTCGGTAGAGTTTGTATCTTGAACAGCTTCAACATCTGTTTGTTCGGATGCAGTAACTTGTTGTTCCTTTTCTGGTAACTCCATTTTGGATTCACCTTCAGTATCAGGTACAACACCATCATCTTTTGAACCCACTGGTGCTGCTTCAGTTGTTTTTTGTTTAACCAATTCATGATTGGCTGATTGTTCTGAACGGATTTCATCAAAGTGCTCCGAATAGATTTTGTCTGCGTTAGGAAGACCCATTAAAAGTTCATCAATTCGGTCTGTACGCTTCGCAACGATGCCGCGCGGAGTTAATACAGCATTTGGATTCTTGCGAATCATTACTTCAATGTGAGGTGGCATACGTGTTTGCATTTTAAATATCCTTGAGAATTATAGGCTTTTGTAAAGGCGCTGAAGCTTTAATTTGCACAACTTCAACACCCATACGTTTCAAGTATTCAATACCGTCTGAAAGACGATACCCTTCAATGTATTCTACATATGTAACACCGCGTTCAACTATATGTTTTGCGCATTCCAAGCATGGAGAATGTGTTACATGAATAGATACAATATCATCCGATTGTCGCAGAACATGAATTTCACCGTGAACAACGTCAATCTTAGAAAGTTCAGGATTTATTTCGCATGGAGAACCATCTTCCATGTGATTCCATCCAGCGTATATATTACCCTTGGAGTCCTTACCAACCGCCCCAACCTGAAGGCGTAAACAGTTAGAATTTTTCGCAATGTTGAATAGTTGTAGAGGTCTGATTATTCTAGGAAAATTCACTTAATCACCTTAACACTTTTCAAAATGAAAGAATTGTCTTTAACTCGACCTGTTAATTTATGAGTAACGCCTGTAAAACTGTTCTTGAATCTTAGGAATACATCGTATTCATCTTCTCTTGTATTCCATTCTGATAAGTCCAGTTTGTAGCCCTTATCAACTAAACGGTCTATAACAAACTCAGGAAGACAAAGTTGCACTAGAATAACTCCAGCAATGAATTCGTTGTTGAATATTTCTTTACTAATTCATCAGACGGAGAATATTTATACTCTCTGTTCGAACGGTAGATTTCATTCCATTTCTCTAAGTCTGGAACAAAATGATAGTTGTCTTCAAAGTCAACGCCTTCAATAGAGTTGTTCTTCAGAATATCAGCCACTATAGGTGCAAGATACTCAGTTGGGCCAATCAAAACATTAGCGCCGTAGAAGATGGCGTGGTTTAGACCCTTTTCAGTGGACTTAATCTTCTCAAGTACATGTTTGATCTGCATTGGTTCAAACTTTCCAGCGCGTGCACGGCGTTCCATAATGCGCTCCAGATGAAGTTCACAAGGATGATTAAACCCACACCAAACAGATACATGTCCCATAGCTCGAAGCTCTCGATCTAGACGGTACATTGCTGAGAATACTGAAGACCATAAGATGCCTTCCATGATAACAGACTTTGTTCGTATTAAGTCTTTGACCATAGGAGCAATAACGTAGAAGTCACGTATAACGTCTAGACCACCGCAGTCGCGTTCATACGAACCTAACAAAAAGAAGTCATCGTATTCATAATATGGAAATGTAATTGTTCCGTGCTTTTCTGAAGGAACATCAATCGTTTTCAAAACTCCTGTCCCAAAATTCTCAATAATTTTGCGGACGGTGTAAGATTTACCCGAACCGTTGGAACCACGAATGTTTATCAAAACATTACCAGTTTGTTTAATCTCAGGTAGAATCTCAATATCAGAGTTCTTAGAGATGGTTTTCGATATTTCAAATTTTCTTGTCATTACACACTCCAAAAAGAAGGGGCGATGCCCCTTCTTATGTATTCAGGCTACGCGTTCAATACTTGCTTCAAGCTCGGCTTCCAAAGCAGCGTCTACTTTAGTTACACATTTCCACGCTCCAAACTTCATATTGCCGTAATGTTGACGCATATAAAGGTCACCATTCTGTACTTGTATCTGTTTCATTTCAGGCGTGATCTGTAAAGTGGCATGATTGAATACTACTGTAGCAATGGTAGATGCTTTTACGTTGTATTGCTTACAAATATTTTTCAACTTCATTTCTTGAGTCCTTCAACTTTTTCCAATTCTCGCATAGCGCAAGAAATATAACTGTATGTGTCTTGATCCAATTTATTGAATCCGGAGCTATGACGGTTCATCAAACCTTTAAAAATTCATAGCCCTCTTGAGTATGAACTAAATTTTGCTGAAGTTCGTTTTTCAATTTAGTTGAATCCGCGCCCTGACCAACTTCCATAGCGACAGTCATTGCCTTCTTTGTAGCTTGAATAACATCTTGTTCTGCATTATACAATTTGCGTTCATCTTCTGTGAATAGCCCACCCATTACATTTTCACCTCTACAATTGATTCCAAGAACCAGTCAGGGAAAATTTCACGGTTGTCGTGAAGTAAACGCCCAAAAGAGCTATCTGTAATATACGTTGTGGCATGGTCATCCACACCGCGAACAGAACGCCCTGCAGCCTGAACGATTTGTAGAATGGCTTTACGCGCATACCAACCTGAACGATATTCTGAATTCAGTTTGATCAAAGGGTCACCGAGATAACCGTATGGGACTTTAGCAATAACTTGGAAACGACTCATGTCACCCTTGAAGTCATAGCCCTTTACAATAGACGGACTGATACACACTCGACCTGAATTGTGATTAGACATCTCATCAACAATTTCATTTCGATCTCGTCCAATAAAAGCGCCACCCTTTTTCGGAAGGTGCTGAAAGATGTTATTACCCAAGGCGTAAGACACACAATGGATCAATCCATTACTAGGCGCGTGACGTTCAATAATTTTACCCATGAACGTACCCATCTTTTCAAAATCTTTAAACCCTGCGTTGACTTTGAATTTAGGAATGTAATAAATTTTACGGTTATTCAATGGAATTGGATTGTCTAATTCACCGTACACAAATTTAGAAAGCCCTAGAGTGGACGCATATTCATCAATACCGCAAATAGTTGCAGACATATGAAGAAAAATATCAGCTTTGCGGAATAAGGCGTAGTCAGCAACCTGCCACGCGAAAATAGGTTTGACAATGGCTAACTGACTTTCTGAATCATTTTTGTATTCATTTACAATCCATTTAGCGCCTGCAGATGCTTTACCAAATAGAGTCAGTTTATCTCCAACCTGTTGCATCAGCTCCAGCATATCTCCATAGCGCTCAACTTTGGAGTCAGATAATCCACTATCTTTGTCTGAAATCATATTATCCAACGTTTCTTGGATATCTTCTGATAATTCACTAAGAACATTACAATCTGCTGATAGTTGCTCTGGCGTATCAAAGTATTCTTGTTTAGAATACGCTTCTAAGGAAGCATGTAATTCAACCATACCTTGGTAGAATTGAGGGAAGCCTAATTCTTCAGTAAATCTGTATTGTCCCGGAATGATTGTAATAGACGTATGGTCTACGATGGCATCATCAATCTCATGACATTCATCAATAACCATAAGTTGCGTTTTTGTTTCTTCAGTCATGCACAAAGAATCACATGCTTCAATTTGGAAGCTGAAATTTGAAGAGCGCAGTTCTGCTTCATTACACCATTTAGTGCGCTTAATGACGTATGGACATTCGCGTTTTGCAACGCAACCGCCGTTACGACGCATTGTTCGACACTGACCGCTGTTATATGGTCCTTTATTGAACGGACATTTATAATTGGTACGCCCTCGTAGATCATAAATGCGTTTATCTGTCTCAATATACTGTTGTTGTAGACCAATAGTAGCAGTAATAATAGTGGTACGGAAGCCTTTAGCTAGGTCTTTCAATACAGCGTCCACGGTAGTAGCAATTACAGATTTACCGATGCCTGTAGGCGCTTGTAGTACAACGTGTTTTTCGCCCTTCAAAAATTGCGAACACACCCAAACGATAGCTTGTAATTGTCCAGGATTTGGGGTGTCAAATGGGAAATGTTTTTTGGCTAATGTTAGCAACATTTCATTTTCTGGGGTAGAACCAGAGCGCAACAAGTTATATGGATTTACGTATTCTTCAGCTTCGTTAAGCATATCTTATCCTTCGATTGAGTCATTACCTGAGAATGTGAGCATGAAACGGTACGCATCTAGCGCGGCATCATGAGCTGGGTGATGGTAAACAAATTGTTCACATTTAACGTCTTCGGGCTTGAGTTTTGCGTAACGACAACCAGTAAACAATTTGAACATTACAGAACATTCCCAAGTGGCGTATGGATTATACGGCAAAGGCACTTTAGTCTGGGATTTATCATTACCCATTGTTACCATATACAAATGTTGTAATTTTGTGATATCGAAGTTGTTGCGATCAATAAGGCGCGTTTGATCTAGGCGCGTTCCGTACTGAATATGATACGCCTGAAGTAGATTGAACATTTCCAATACGGAAATATCACCTTCTTTGGGTTTGATAATCATTTCACGAACAGATTCTGGTTGATCTTTCCAGAATTGCATAGCGCTCTTAGAAACACCTCGACCTAGACGCACTTGTTCATCAATGTTAAACTTCCATGCTTTAGCGCGTTCGATTAAAGATTCTAGGGTCAATTCATCTGTTCCATCTAGATGACCCTGTTTTAGTTCTGCGTCTGATACATAACAAACGCCAGTCATTGCAATGATGGACGTATCCCATAGACTTAATGTCTCGTGGTCAATAAACGTCCATCCTGAAGGGGCTTTATAGCGCATACGCTTGTCTTCCTATAAAAAGGAGATCAGTAGTGATCTCCAGTTATTATAAAGTATTTTTACAAAATACCAAAAAATCAAATAAGAGGTTGACCCTTTTCATCTACAAGCTGGGCTTTAGGTGTAGTCTGAACTTGAGCCACTGCCATTGATGCTGCCGCTGCCGCTGAGTCTTTAGTCATAGATGGAAAGTACGGTTCATGCCAGTCCGCTGATTTCAAGAACTTGTCAGCATCGTACGTTTTGCCGTCTGTACCAACTTGATCACCTTTCGAGAACACAGCAAAGATATTTGGTTCAACTTCTTCATGATAAAGTTCAACGCCAATTTCTTTGTATTTTTCGTATGTGCGTTCAAGAGCATCTTGACCTTGACATAGTTTAGAAAGGTTGGCCAATGTGACTTGAGACAAGTCGGCATGCGGATCGATACCTACAAGGTTGGCAAATTGAAGTAGAACATTCAACAATTCGCGTAATTTTTCGACAAATGTCTTATTAGATACTTTGAGAACGCCTTGAAGAGACACGAAACAACTTAAATCATCAATCAGACGATCAATTTCTGTTTTATAGTTGTTAAACGCTTCTGAATTGAAATGTTGTTCGCCGCCATGAGATGGAATGGTGTGTAGATGAAAAATTGTAGAATCTTCATCACCAGCGCGCCAAAGACTTCCAATTACAGTAGTGAAAAGGTCTGCGATGCCGTCACGAAATTCATCAGAAACATAGCCGTGTTCCATTGCTTCAACGGTTTCATCCCATTCTGATTTTGAATAGGCGTGTTGGTTGTATGCATTTTTAGAACCGCAAGGAGCGTCACCCAACTTACGCGTGAAAAGAGAATTCATACGAGCTACTTGAGCGCCCATAGACATTGCTAGAATATCTCGAATTGTAAAAGACATCTTTTGTTCCTACTGTAGATAAAAAAGGTATGATCGAAATCATACCTTAGTTTTAAAAAGATTATAAAAATCAAATAACAACCCTGAAGGAATCATCTGACGGTCTCGTTGCGATAGGCATAGACTGATAGATGTTAGTGTTAGAGGAGCTTGTATTACTAACATTGTTAACGTTAGTAGTCGAGTTGTTTTGCGCTGCAACAATAGCAGCTTCCTTCTCAACCTTAGCCTTTTCTTCCTTCTTACCAAATATATCAGACAAAGATGGAAGATTAGATAATGCTCTTTGGACAAAATTCTGCTCTTCAGGCTTCTTGGTCTCAGGCTTCTGTTCATCTTCCTTTTGTTTTGGTTTTTCTTCGGTTGGAAGCAGCTTATCGCCTAGATCACCAGGAAGTACATTAAGAATCTGCCTAGCCTTTTCAGTAAACATCTTCTTGAGAGTTGGGCCAAGATTAGAGATGAAGTTGGAAATATCATCAAGAATATCCATAAACACTTGAAATCCGCCCTTAATTGCGGAGATACCAGAATCTATCTTCTGTTCAATGACATCTTTTAGGTCTAATAGCATCTCGAATCTAGCTACAATCAAGTTTGGAATATTAGAAAGTAGACCAGCAACCTTTTCTTTAACAAAACCGCCCATGTCTGTTTCAATATCAAACAGACCTAGTATAGAATCTGCTATACCAACTATACCTCCGACGAAACCACCTATACCTGCGCTCACTCTATCCCAAAGTGTGATAGCTTCCTTAGCTTTACCGAGAACTTCATCAGCATTCATAAATGAATTGAAGAAATCAAATATCCCAAACGCTACAGCAATGATTTGTCCGATATACGGTATTCCTTTGGCTAATTTACCGAATTCACCAATCTTACCCAATACACCGCCCAAATCATCGAACAATCCACCCAATTTTCCGAAAATCTTACCAGCTAGATCAGTTACGACAGTCACTACGCCTTTCGCAAACTTCCAAATGTTCTTTGGATTTAGCATAGATAGAATCATGCCCCCTGCGCCTATGATGAATCGCATAAGAACTTTCATCAGACCTTTTGGTCCAAACAGTAATGGAGTTATAAAATCTAGTAACCCACCTGAACTACCTTCTGGCTGCGTCTGAGTTGGTTGTTGATTTGTGTTACTGTTACCCTTTACTTTGAACTTTCTGAAATTGGCTTCCATGCGATGAGCGTTGTCGCGTTCACTTTGATCTTGAGCCATAATGAGTTGCTCTTTCATTACAGCCGAGATATCCTTGATATGCTCTAGAATACTCTCATCAGCTTCTTTGACAGCATGAATGTCGGACTTCAGATCATCCATGTGTACGATAACAGTAGGGGCTGCTGTCGCAATAGTTGGGACTGTAATCTCATTGCCAGTTTTCTCAGTAACCCGCACAGGCGGTAAAGCAACTGGTTTGGGCATATCTTGAACTGGTTTGCGCTCAATCTGATGATCCAAGAATGTGGGCGTTTCATCCTTTGTATTCTTGGATACAATGACGCTAGATACCTTTTTCAATGCATCTTTCATAAGACCAAATATTGGCCCAGCGGTATCCATTGCGTCGCCAACAACACCTTGCTTCTGACTCATCTTATCTGCTATACGAGACATGAGACTTTCAGTCTTCAGGTTGTCTATAGCTACAACAAGATTACGTTTAACAGCTGCTTCATCTACATTATTCTTCGATGAGTCTTCAGACAATTTTATGTTATCATTGATTGTCTTCAGAGTGATCATAGCCTGACGTCTGAGTCTAGGGTCATCTAAAGACTTCATTTGCATAGAAACGTCCAAAGCCGTCTGTATAGCAGCAGATGTCACTGTATCAATAGTCTTTGATTCATTTAGCTTGATCTGTCTAGTCATCTCGTGCATAGCTTTGAACATATCTTCTTTGCTGAGATCATTTTTACCATTCTTAGACAGATTGGCCATAGCGTCATTAAGGTCTTTAGTCGCCTTAGCTGTCTCAAGCTCTTGTAGACGTTTATTAGCCAATTCTGTAGGCGTTTCTCTTTGATTTTCGCTCATGATTTAGCTTCCGGAATTAATTTATCAGCTGGTTTGTTCTCAGGCTTCTGGGCTTCTTTACCTTCTACAACCTTTTTATCGGATTCAGTTACCTCTGGTAAACCTATTTCAGCTCTGACATCAGCTGCATAGCTATCCTTACAGAGTTCTAGTGAGCAACTGTAATTGTTTTGTCGAATAAGGTGACATAGAGATACAATAAGCCAACGCCCAGACGTCAGAGTTTCATTCTGAACAGCAGAAGATGAGAAGTCGGGTACATCCATTTCGATAATCTGACCAGCTCTATACCCACTATCACCAGGAACTACTATCTTCATGCGATAAAAGTCTAACATAGACATCATCATGTTTCTGTAGACTTCACCCTCGTGACTTTTGTCTGCTCTAGTATACATAAAGCTAACATGAAACATTTTGCTATCCGCTTCTGGATACAGCGGAAACTGATCTATCTTAGCAAAATCTTCTGCTTCAGATAGCGTTCTATAGTCAAATGTTTGTTTCTCAATGCTTCTAGACTCTGAATTGAGAAGAATGACATTCACGCCCCAAGCTGAATTAGAAAGTTGACGCATTCTATCTGCTGAAGCTTTATATTCCCACTTTTGTACTCTTCTCCAAGCCTTGTCTCCGTCAGTATCAACCCTAGATGGTTCAATAAAGACTTTCGTGTACGGCTCTTGAGCGTAGACGTTGTACAACGATTTGAAATTATAACCGTCCATCGTTTCCCAAAACATAAATGGATCAGTTTTAACGCCGTATGCCCTAGAAGCAACCCACTGACAAGCCTTTAAAGGCGACCAATATGGACATATGAAGGTCTGATTATAATTTGCTGTGTCCTTCTCTAGAGATGTAGTTGTTCCCAAATCTTTCAATAACATATCAACAATGTTGTCGTACGTTCCGTCATAAGCCTTTGAAAGATTTATCTTAAAGTCAAGATAGCGGTCTTGAGTGATAAGGTGTAGAGTGTATACCTGTTTATTGGTTTGGTCAGTCTGTAAACGCTCGCCCACCTTGGCTACACAAAGCGTGAGCGTTTGAACATCAGGTTGAGAAGGCGTTTTGAAACGTAGGTCTACGAACTCACCGCCAACTAATGGGAAAGATTCTGGAAGATTGATTAAGTCATTCATTACAATATGAGCAAAAATGGTAGGAGAAAACATATCCTCATGTATAGCAATCTCGTACGCAAAATCTCTTATATCAAACTTTTCATCTTCAGGCGTTCCTTCCCTGTAAAGATTAATACACTCTATCCGAAATGTATCTAATGGTATGAAGTCGCTCATCTGAACATGGTCTCCAACTGAGTTGTTATATCGGAAACATACTCAGGTAACAGTATTTTAATCTTTCTTTTCTCTTCATTCAAATTGTAGAAATGAGTGAAGTATGAAACAGACGTCAAACCGTATTTTTGAATTGCTTCTTTAGCGCTTGAAACTTCACCTAAATCAACATACGCTTCTGGGGTATGCACATTACCTTTCGCGTCAACCCATTGGTAGATGTCACTATACTCATTCTCTGGAAATGCTTTCTTAAACCATTCTCTGAAGCCGTACTCAGGTATTGGCCAACTGTCTTCCACATTAACCATATCATTCAGAAGAGAAATGAGAAACCAATAGTGATGCGATCCGTACACTGATTTAGATAGACCTGAAAGTGTATCTGAGTCTTTTAAAGTGTATCGAATCCAATACTTTGAATTATTTTTGTATTCATCTGGAATAGCAACATGCTTAGTCAGATCAGGTATCGCTACAATCTGACCTTGCTTATTGTATTCTGCCTGTCCGAAAAAACGAGATATCATCGCCATTCTTCTCAAAAGTTCAATTATTGAAACTACTTAGTGTTCATGATCAGTATTTCTTAAAATTCGGTAAAAAGCCCCTGTATTAGACAAGGGCTTTTGTGTACTTTTTCGTCATTCCAGACTACTATATGGATCAGTAGCTTTCATTAGGGTCGTTGTTCTCATCTTTCACAAGTCTCAACAACTCAGTGAATTGTAATTCTATAGTTACAGATTGAGGAACATAATCGCCGTCAGCAGTCTTGATAACAGAAAAACCGCCATTAGGCGTTCTATTCACTGAAATGTTTATCAAACCAGCCGTTTGTAGTTTTGTCCAATATTTTGAACGATTACCTGTTTTACAATCAACGAAGCTGATATCAAATGTGTAAGGTGCTCTAAAGTATGAACCGTTATCAGTACCATTCACCCATAACTCAGGTAAAGCTGCGTGTTTGAATCGATGAATAATTTGTTGCATCGATTCAGCTTCTTTTTGATTTCTAGGAGTGAATGTAAATTGGAACGGGAGCATACGGTTGTTTACGTTCGAGAATAACATCTCGGTGAAGTCGTTTGCCTTGATACCAGCCATAAGTTCTACATCACGTCTAGCGCCATCAGCAACCTTAGCTAGATTACCACCGCCCTTACCAGCAACCTTAGCTAAAACACCAGGAGCAGCTGCAGCTACCTGTTGTCCAGCTCCACCGTAGTCACCTTGAACTACGGACTGAATGAGTTCAGCATTTCTAGCTAACCCACCAAATTCAAATTGTGTCCAAGCAATGTTTAAGTTTTCAATCCACTGATCAGGCATAGGAAGAACGATAGATTCTCCTGTTTTTCTGTATCCCGGAAGTGATGAGCGTACAGAAGCAGCATTGGTAGCGTTTCCTTTCTTCTGCATCTCCACTTCAGTATTCTCTACGCCTGAAGTGTTTTTGGACTTCAGTTTACCCCCACTACTAGCAGATGATGCTTCTTTAGTGTAATCAATAGCATTGAGCTCAAACATAACAACCAATCCGGGATGATCGTCGCGATCAATTAGATCAATAGGCATAATCAGTTGCTGCTGTAGGTTCGATTTCTTCTCTGTACTATTGCCGTTATTTAGCTTTTTTGACAGTTTCTCTGCGACTGACGTTGCCATTTGTCTTCACCTTTGGTTTTGGATGTTTATATGCCTTGATAGCGTTATGGTTAGGCATAATATGATCTTCAGTTAGAATAATGAACTGAGAGCCGTCTTGTTTAGCAACTTCGATAGCAGCAGTCCATTTAGCCTTATTGATCAGCCATGTCTTGCAACGTTCTTGAAATGTGTATTCACTTTCACTTGGTCCGCGTTTAGGTTCAACAGTTTCTTTCTTCGGTTTCACTTCAACCATGAACTTTTTAATGCCGTCAGCCGTATTACTCCAGAAAGCAAAATCTAAAATATATCTGTGCATTCTGGAATCTACAGGACTCCAGTACGGGATTTCTTGCTCTTCAGACTGCCATTTCAAGATGTTTTCATTTTCATCTAAAAACTTCATCAGAATGCGTTCCCACGAACTTCTGAAAACGACGTTTGTAGGGTCACCAATGTATTTCTTTGGATTAATCAGTTGATATTTGCCTTGATGCCATTTACCATAACTCATGCCTGAACATCTCCACTTGTTACAGATTGTTTATCCATAGACTTCAGCTTGCGATATTTGAACGTCACTTGGAACGTTCCGTATGTATCGCGTTCATCTCTATTAACAGTCACATCTGTAATAGTAGCTGGCCAAGCCTCAGTAATATCGCAATGTCTGGATACCTTGTCATCTCTAGTTTTTAACTTGACGCTCATTCTATCAGTTATGTAATCGTCATAGAATGCTACGCTATGATCTTCCTTGAATATACAATCTTTCCACACAGTGAATAGTTTATGTTCCATCATATCGCCAGCGCACATGAATGTAATGCTGAAGTCGCCATTAGCCTTTTCGTAAGCAACGTACGCAGTATATCCCACGTGTATTTCAGACGCAGCTGCCGTATATCCTGGTAGATTAGTGTCTTTAGCCATTAGAGTCAATCTTGAATTGATTGGCTCACTACCATATTCTTGATTGAATTTTGTTATAACTGACTCAGGGATTGCAATTTCAACGTCGTATCTATTCGGACGTTGAACATCCTTGGTCTTTACTAGATTCACAAATTGTTGAAGTTGCGCACTCATGATATATACCTCTCAATACATAAATATTTATGAAACACAATTTGAGAGTATAGCAAGATGCCTGATGAATATATGAGCCCAAAAGCCATTGATCGTTACTGGGATAAGTTCTTCAAGGCAAACGCGACCCAAGAAAAACAATATAGCAAACAAGCAGTAGAATGGTTCCAAAAACGTATCGCAAAGGATTTAAAGGTACAAGCTGGAAAGATCATTGATGCAGACTCAGACTACAAGAAAAGAACAGCTAAACAAACAGCTAGACTAAGCGCAGGGTCATTGTATACCTTTGAGTATGAAGCGGAAGGGGCTGGCGGTGAACACGGTATGTATGACCGTTTTCCAATGTGTTTCTTCTTTAACTCATTTAAAAGCAAGGAAGGCAAGACCATTCTACTAGGACTGAATGTCCATTACCTCACGCCAGCTCAAAGAGCTACGCTGTATAAAGGACTTATGAAGCTGAAGAATACAAAAGGTATGTCCGAGAGAACAAGACTGAGATTAGAATGGGAAGCAATATTATCGGTAGCAGGTAGTAAGATAGCAGACCTAGCAGTCCACGCTTATCGCGCAGACCGTTTTAGGTCGCATGTTGTGGAGATAAGACGAGAAGATTGGATCG